GCCAATATTCGGTGTAGAGGCATATTTTATTCCTTCCATTGCGAATTGGAGAGATGAATATCAGAAGCATAAAGAAGAAGCAAAAAATAAAGCGAAGCTGGATGACACTCAGAGCGCCGCTGCAGTCGAAGATGAAGCCTCTAAAAAAGCAATGAAAAGCCTATTAAATCGCAGGCGTCACCTGATTTTGCTAGCGCAGGACCAGGAGGGTTTAACAAACCTGTTCAAGCTGATTTCCGAAAGCTATAAAAAGGAAAACTATTATCGTTTTCCTCGCGTCGATTACGCATCACTCAAACGCCATAACAAAGGCATCATCGCAGCCAGCGCGTGCCTAGGCGGTGTTTATGCTGGCTGTTACTGGGAAAATCGTGATCACGGACCAGAAGCGGTTATCGATTCTATGAGAACTGTGACACAGAAAATGCAGAATATTTTTGGCGACCGCTGGTATGGTGAACTACAATGGAATAATGTGCCTGAACAACATGAGCTGAACCAGTACATAATTCAAATGCACTATGAATTCGGAGTGGAACTCATATCTACAGCGGATAGTCACTATTATAGTCCAGACGCCTGGAAAGACAGGGAGCTATACAAGAGGCTCGGCTGGCTCGGCAAGGGCCGTCCGGACTATTTGAGTAATGAACTACCAGTGGATGTTGAGGAGATTGGCTACGAACTTTACCCCAAGAATGGGGATCAGATGTGGGATTCGTATAAAAAGTATTCAGAGTCCTCCGGGATGGAGTACGATGACGATCTGATCAGACAATCCATCGAAAGAACACACCAGATAGCTCATAATAGAATAGAAAGTTTTATGCCAGACAATACGGTTAGATTGCCAAACTTTGTTGTCCCGGCTGGAGTTACTGCAGGACAAGCACTAGCGAAACTTTGCTTGGAAGGTGCGCGGCATTTGGGCTTTGCAAATAACGGAGAATATGTTGAAAGATTAAAATATGAGGTTGAGGTTATAGACAACAGAGGCTTTAGCAAATACTTTTTGACAATGAAAGCCATCGCCGATCGAGCCACAGAAAGCCAGTTAGTAGGCCCAGGACGAGGTTCTGCGGCCGGTTCTCTTGTGGCGTATACTCTGGGCATAACACAGGTGGATCCGATCAAGTATGGCCTTCAATTCGAGCGTTTTTTAACAAAGGGGGGCTCTGGATATCCTGACATCGATTATGATGTTGCAGACCCAATGACTCTCAAAGAAGAATTGATTCAAGACTGGGGAGACGATACTGTAGTGCCTATTACCAACTGGAACACTTTGCAACTGAGGTCTTTAGTGAAGGACATATCCAAGTTTTATGGTGTGCCGTTCAACGAAGCGAACGAGGTTACAGGTAAGATGATATACGAAGCGGTGCCATTGGCCAAGAAAGATCATGGCATCACTGCTGGAGTATATGCCCCGACATTTGAAGAGCTTATGAAATATTCAGAAACCCTCAAGCGGTTTCTTAGAAAGTATCCTCACATCAAGACACATGTCGAGGCGCTTTACGGTCAGGTTCGTTCTGCTAGTCGTCATGCCGGCGGCGTAGTGGTTGGTGAAAATCTCAATAAATGGATGCCTCTTATTAATAGTGGCGGAGTCAGGCAAACGCCCTGGAGTGAAGGCCAGAATGTTAGACACTTAGAGCCTATGGGGTTTATCAAGTTTGACATATTAGGCTTGGCTTCTTTGAGAATGATCGAAGGTGCAATCAGGCACATCCTGATTAGACACAAGGGGGTTCAAGCCCCTTCTTTTGAGGACGTAAAGAAATACTATACAGACAATCTACACCCGGAAGCTATTACTCTCAATGATAGCAAAGTCTGGGAAAATATATTTCACGAAGGTAGGTGGGCCGGTATATTTCAATTCACAGAAGCCGGCGCGCAGTCTTTTTGCAAAAATGCCAAGCCAAACAATATTATTGAATTGGCAGCTATTACTTCTATTTATAGGCCCGGGCCACTATCTGCCGGTGTTGATAAACAATTTGTTAGTGCCAAGAATATACCGCATGAAGTTGATTATATGAATGATACGGTTAGGGCTGTGACCGAAGAAACTTTTGGGTTTTTGATTTTTCAAGAACAAATCGCGATGCTTGCCCACAAGCTTGGCAAGGATTTATCTTTGGACGAAGGTAACAAACTGAGAAAACTTCTAACAAAGAAGGGCACAGGAGAAGTCCAGCAACAAAAAGATAAAATTTACTCTAAGTTCCTCGAAGGGTGCTTAGAAAAAGGAGTTAAAAAATATGAAACAAAGGAATTATGGGAGAAGTTCGAGTATTTTTCTGGCTATGGGTTTAATAAGTCCCATGCTGTATCTTACTGCCTACTTTCTTATCAGTGCGCTTGGCTTTTAAACTACTATCCAGCGGAATGGATGGCTGCGTACCTGGACAAGGAGCCGGACACCCGAAAAGAGAGAGCTATTAACATTGCTAAGAGTTACGGCTTCAAAATCGAAGCTCTAAATCTCAACACTTCTGGAACCGTGTGGGAGATTTCAGATGATGGTAAAACTCTTATTCAACCGTTGACCTCCATCAAAGGTTTGGGGGAGAAGGCCATCGAGCAAATTATAGACAATAGGCCTTTTGATAAGATCGAAGACTTTCTCTTTAATGAGAATATTGTATATAGCAAACTAAACAAGAAGGCTCTGGATGTCTTGGTGAGAAGTCAAACTCTAAACTGTCTGATGGATGATAGATTCTCGGGTTTGAAACATTTTTGGTCCGCTGTCGCAGTAGACAGACCAAGGAAAGAAAAGAATTTATCGGAAAATATTGATAAGTATTTTCCTGAGTATGATTTCACTGAAGAAGAAAAAATTCAATATTTAGTTGACTTGACAGGCGTTTTTCCGTTAAACTTAGTTATGGACGAAAACATCCGCCGAAGGTTGAGCGAATTATATATTCCCCCGATTAGTGAATTTGACAAAGATTTACAAGTTGTGTGGTTTATTCCTCGCGAAATCATAAAAAAGAAAACAAAGAATAATAAGGATTATTATCTTCTTAGGGTGATTGACAGTAATAGCGAAATTACTACAATCAAGTGCTGGGGTGTGCGCCCGGGGAAAGATATCATCCATATCAATAGGCCATATATGGCTAAGCTGGATCATGACCCACAGTGGGGGTTCAGTACTCGACGCATAAGATCAGAATTTAGACTACTAGCTTAAAAGGAGAAACAAATGAGATTAAAAGTGTTTAAGACAAGGCCGTCAGCAAAGCTGCCGGTTCGGGCGTACCCTAGCGATGCTGGCATGGATTTATTTTACTGCCCAGAGACCGACTACAGAGACGCCATCGGCCGCCAAGAAATAAGAATTGGTGTCGGTGCAGGAGTCCTTATACCAACGGGACTTAAGATAGGCGTCCCAGTTGGGCATATGTTGGAAGTGAAAAACAAGTCTGGTATTGCCTTTAAAAAGAGGCTAATCGTGGGGGCCTGTGTTATTGATAGTGGATACGACGGTGAGGTTTTTGTGAATTTAAACAATATCGGGACAAAGGTCGCCGTCATCGAGCCGGGCCAAAAGATAGCTCAAGCGGTCTTGGTGCCCGTAGAGACCTGTGGCGTCGAAGAGATAGAATATGATAATGTTTATGAAGAGTCAACCGACCGTGGAAACGGCGGATTTGGCTCTACCGGAGATTTTTAATGTCGTCTTTTGAAAGAAAGCTTCGTAGAAAAAAAGAGAAAAAAGCAGAAAAAGAATTGGCGGATAAAGTAGGGTTGTTTGATAAGCTCCCGGCAGAATGTTCCGCATGCCTTGATCCGTTCGACAAGAAGAACAAAGAGATGCTCTCTAACTGGAACGTAGTTGTTAGAGAGCAAGAAGAGACGGTGAGACTTTATTGTCCGGACTGCTGGTCTAAGGCGCAGGAATTTATTAAGAAGATGGAGGCAGACGAAAATGTTTGAAGAAGCATATTCATTCGGCGATGTATTACTTAAGCCATTAAAGAGCAACATAAGCTCTAGATCTGAAATAAATTTATCGAGTATTTTAGCCAGCAAAGTGTACAGTCTACCGATCATATCGAGCCCGATGGACACCGTAACAGAGGCTGAAATGTGTACAGTAATGGCCGAACTAGGAGGGCTAGGAATAGTGCACAGGTACTGCTCAATACCAGAGCAGTGTGATATGATCAGCACCGGCACTGGAGCCGCGGCTATAGGGGTTTCAGACGACATGATGGCCAGATCGGAAGCTTTGTATAGTGCTGGTGCTAGAGTATTGTGTATTGATGTCGCCCACGGCCATCACACTTTAGTTGAAAGGGCAATAAAATCTCTGCGAGATAAGTTCGGAGAAGATATCGCTATTATAGCCGGCAACGTCGCGACAAAAAAAGGATACAACGACTTGTCTTCCTGGGGCGCAGACGCTGTTAGGGTTGGCATCGGAGGCGGCTCGATATGTTCTACGAGGATCCAGACAGGGCACGGAATTCCAACGTTTCAGTCAATCCTTTATTGCGCTGCAGCAAAGGGAAAAGCAAAAATAATAGCGGATGGAGGAATAAAGACTGCAGGAGATATTGTGAAAGCATATGCTGCAGGCGCGGATTTTGTGATGTTAGGTTCAATGTTGGCGGGAACAAAAGAGGCCCCCGGAGTTACCTTTCAAGGGAACGATGGTAGTAAATATAAAGTGTACAGGGGAATGGCCAGCAAAGAAGCTCAATACGATTGGCGCGGCGAGGCCCGCTCATTGGAGGGTATTTCTACTACTATACCTTATAAAGGTACCGTAGTTGACATACTCAGAGAGTTAGAACAAAACATAAGAAGCGGTCTTTCTTACAGTGGGGCAAGGAATCTAAAAGAGTTGAAAAAAGTTGCAAAGTTCATCAAACAGAGCCAATCCGGACAATCTGAAAGCGGCACACACATATTGAATGTCAGATAAAGAATATAAATATGGACAGGAAGGTAAAAAAATTGTCTTCCAAGATTTGGATAAGCGTCATGCGGACTTAAGAATCCGTCTACGTCATGACGGAATAACACAGATAGACTTTTTTAGATCCTTAATGACCGGATATCTTGAGGGCGATCCACGAATTATAGATTTTATAACGGATCTCAAAATATCTTTAGCGAGACAAGGCAAAAAGAGAATAATGAAAACAAAAGAATTGATAGCCCAGGGCGAAGAAATTAAGAGCGTTTTTGATTTGAGCGACAAAGAGACAAAGGAGTTATTTGATATGATAGCGGAAGAGTTCCCAGATTTATGAAAACACCAATACCTAAATGTGCAAAAGACTGCATGAAGAAAAAGACACCATGCTCCGAAAAGCAATGTCGTAAGTGGATAGAATATGAAGATGATTTGAATTGCTGCCTTATTTCGATAAGGAACAACGACGACGATCCGCTAACATTGATGCAAACCGGCGAGCGCTTAGGTCTGAGTTTCGTTAGAATAAGACAGATAGAAATCAAGGCTATAGAAAAATTATCTAAACTCGTTTAAAAACGAACTTTTACTTATATTTTATACTATTTACTGTTGAAGTAATATTTCTATTCTTTTTCACTAGGAGAAAACGCAATGAGCAACGAAAAGAAGACCGCACTTTTAAATGAGAACACGACTCGTCGTTTTTGGAAACTCGCCAATATTGGTGCCATTAACGAGATGGGATACGATTTTGGCCGAGATGATGAGCCTCTTGAAGAACAAGACGAAGAGCTTGAAATGGACGAGGAAGTTCCCATGGAGGACGAAGAAGTTCCAATGGATGCTGAACTACCACCCGAGCCCGAAATGGACGCCCCAGAAGAGGGAGGAGTCGAAGCAGAAGTTTCTATTCCAGAATCGGATGTAGCGGCCCTGGAAACAGCAAGGGAAGTTATTGACCAGATTCTTGGCGCTGCTAACGGCGGAGAGGCAGAAGCTGGGCTTGGTGACGAAGAAGAATTAGCTCCTGTGGAGGATGAGATTGCTCCCGAAGAAGAGGAGCTTCCTCTCGAAGAGAATGAAATCACAGAAGAAGAAGAATTAGATGAAGATAAGCTTGAAGAGGTTGTTAAAATAATCACCGACCGAGTTGCTAGTAAAATTCTTCGCGAAGCCCTTTTACGAAGAGTTAAAAAGTAAGTTTCCCCTTGACTTATGGGTCAAAATGATATAGAATTTATATATGTTAACTTACGCATTATGGTTCTTTAGTGGCGTCTTGGCCCACAAGTTTTTTTCGTATCTCATGAACATAAGATATTCCCGAAAAGTATTCGATAATACCGTTGATTCTCTCCTGTTGGTAATCGACGCCTTATCGAGCGATGTCGAATTCGCACTTAAGTTAAAACAAAATCATTTGATGCACACCAATTTATCCAATAAAATATTGGATAAATGTATCGAAAGTGATAAAAAAATACTACTGCAATGGAAAGATACCATAATTAGTAAGATGGCAGCAACTTCTTTGAGGTCTTATAGTTCCCTGATAAGGTATTACAAGTGGTCTGATGCCAAACAACGAGTAGAAGAACTTAAACGAAAAAGGGGGACCTAGTCTTATGAAAATGCAAGCAGTAGCATGGAACAGCGCATCGCCCGCGCCAAAAAGCTCGAAAGAAAACAAAAAAGTGACGTACACTCTGCAGGTGACCACCTCAGATAAGAGAGTTTTGAACAAAGTGATTAAAGAAGCTAGCGACTGGCACGAAGCTGGAACTGGTTTTGACACTAATAGTAAAAACATGATTGTCTTATTAAAGAAAAGCTTTGAAGATAAATCAGAATGGATCCAATTCGCAAATACTCTCTCCTTCGATGTAGAAGAAATTTCAACCAGAACGGGAAAGAAAAGGTTAATTAATGGAAAACGAAAACAGTCCTGAGGAAGATGACAAACAGATCATCATCATAAATAATATAGACTCCCCCCAACAAGATGGCATTACTAGAACAATATCATTGTATGGGGATATTACGGAATCTAAGTGCGGAGATTTGGTAAGTGTTCTTCTTTATCTCAAAGATACAAGCGAGGAAATGACTTATGAAGATCCCGAAGACCCAGACTCAGAAATAATAACAACTAACAGGCCAATCAATCTATTGATATCTACTAATGGTGGTTCTGCATCTGAGATGTTCTCCGTATACGATACAATGAGATTGGTTCAGGATACTTGCGATGTAGAGACAGTCGGAATGGGCAAGGTCATGTCAGCGGGGGTGCTTTTGTTGGCTGCCGGAACTCCGGGAAAGAGAAAGATCGGCGCTAACTGTCGGGTTATGATTCATAGCGTGGCTGGTGGTCTAGGCGGGTCTCTTTCAAACATGGAGAACGAAATAGCAGAAGTCAGGTGGATTCAAGATAGGTATATAAAATGCCTAGCAGAAAAAACAAAGATGACAGAAAGGCATATCAAAAGACTCTTCAAGAAGCAGATAGATGTTTATCTTTCAGCAGAAGAAGCAGTCGAATTTGGTATAGCTGATGAGATAATTTGATACTAATTATAAGAGAGGTTTAGTTATGTCTGGTTTTGATAAAGTGGCAGAAATATACGAGAAGAAAACATCTTTTCAAGATATGTTATTCGAGATGATTCAGTCCGCGCTGGACGACCCGAGACTTCTAAGCGAGTCTGTAGACATCGACAAAATAATGCTTGACGCCTGGAACGGCATTCCTGAACCGCAGTTGAGCGAATTGGCCTGGGGCCGAGCCACCCCCGAAGGTCAGCCGGGTGAGATTTCTATGGATGCTCGCACCCAGCTGGAGGGATTTTTACGTCAGATCGGCGTCGGCAGGACAGACACTCTGAGAACCAAGCTAAACGCGCTTGAGGCGTTCTTTAGCAAGAGTACAGCAAAAGGCAGAGAAGGTAAAATCATCAAAGGTCCGGGTTCTAAGACAGCAATGAAATCAGCGGGATTGTCCATGGACGCCACCGGTGGCGCTGCAGCGAAAGAAAACATATCTAGGATAATGGGTTATCTTACTTTTTATAAGACGCTAACTAGGATCCTCCAAAATTTCAACGCCTCAGCGGCAGGTTTTACATTTGAATCATTTATGGCCGTCCTACTTGGTGGTATGCAAGTCCCCACCGGCAATCAAACTATTGCAGACATGACAACTGGCACAGGGAGACCAATTAGCCTAAAGCTGCTTACCGAAACTGCCCCCAATGTAAAGGGTTCTATGAGAGATCTGGTTAACGACATGGTTGGTGCCGAAGGCGCACAGAGGGTCGACACCATGGCCTATCTTGTCTGTCTAAAGAACTTGACAGGCGAGGCTGAAAACATTTCGGGAGAAATTAAGTTTTATGAATTTGAGTTTAACATCAACAACATGTTAGATTTCTTAACCCTGTCGACAGGAAAGAAAACAAAAATGCTTTTCCAGTTACCTCTTGCCGAAACGGGCAAGGGTATAGACACAGCCAGGGAAGTCTTCGTTGATCAATTGCAACCCTACTATTCAGAAGAGGTGGACGTCGCCGATGAGGCAGAAGATCAAGAGGAATTAACTTCCTGGTGGGTCGACAATTATAGCAGCATTTATGATAGTGTAGCCTCTGAGGTTGGAGCCGCAGATCAGTCGCTTAAAAGTAGTTTGCTGGATTTCCTCCAGCCAAATGGCCACCCTGCCGGGGGGTCAAGGGGCTCGGCTGCAAAGAACTTGCGTAATTGGGTTTTGGAGAATTATGCTCCCGAAGAAGTGAGGGGCATGGGAAAGGACCGCCGCAACAGGTGGGCTGCAACCTCACCAGAATATGAGGTTGCACTCAGGACTCATGAAACTCTTGTAAAGACCTATAACCGCCTTGCCACGGAACATAAAGTAAGAAAGAAAGTATTAAAAACCCAGCGAGAAACCGGCGAGATGTGGGCGTCTCCCGAAGATTCGGTTGCTTATTT